GGTTTACTCACATGACAGAACTGCAAGCGCAACTGGAATCGGTTCGTGAATATCTACAGCATCGGGAAGCCTGTACGATTTATGATCCAATGGTTAAGGGTGAGGTTTGCACTTGTGGACTTGAAGCAGCAATCGGGGATGAGTCATGAGTATATTTGTTGTGAATCACTGCAACCACGATCCAGACCGCAAGATATGTTCTGAGTGCCAGAAGCTAAACAAGATTAATGAAATGCTAATTAAGGCATTCCCACCAAGGAGCAAGCAATGACTTTTATTCAGCCAATTGAAAAAATATACCCGGACTTAAAATTCAAAAACACGACAATAGATTTGGATTGTATCCTCCCGTGCTGTAGCAGATCGGTTATACGCGCCTACAAGGAAAATGATCTGATACCAGAAGGCAGGCTGGTTGAATGTGATGAGTGTGAGGATGGTATGGCTTTGTTTAACGGCAAGTGGAGCGCGGTATTCAAAACACAGAAGACAAAACAGTGAAAACAACCAAGATCAGGCTGTCCGCAAAAGATGAATTATGTTTAGTCAATCTACCTGGTTGCCGCCAGTGGGAAACAAGCACCACCGTTCTGGCTCATAAGACGTATCCGACATATACAAACAGCCCGAGAAAATGCGATGCCCGCGCTGCCTATGCTTGTAATGTATGTCACGACATACTGGACGGCAGAAGACCATACTCATGGGCACTATATGAAAAGGACGCGGTGTGGGCAGCGGCTATTGAGCAGACTCACGTGATACTAATCGAAAAAGATTTATTACGTTTCGAAGGTCTTGAATTCGTACAAAAAATATTACCTAGAAAATAAATGGTTAAAAATTGACCAAAAAATGGTTAAAAATTGACCAAATATGTTATATTAGGCTACGATATGCGAATATTTTATGAACATGCTGAACAGGAACTACATCGCGCCTCGGGTTCAGGTCATGAACCTGAGGAGCAGGTACACCGCAAAGCCGCTAAGTAAAAAAGAGTTGGCCGTTGCCCTTACTGCGCTCCGCGACACAGGCATTGATAATATTTTTAATAGACTCATGGATGATTCGGCACGGCTTACCATGGACCAGATTTTGGAATTGATTTGAGGATCAAACACCCGTCTCCTTTTCCCCTTGGTGCCAGATGGGTTGTTTGAGGTTAGCGCCGATTACCTTTCCTTATCGACGCTAATCTGAAACAGGAAAACAGATGAACCGAGCAGAGCTGAAACATATAATTGAAAACTCACAAGTTCCTGCCAGTGAAGCGGCTCGTTTTGTAAATCAACTAATTGACCCTCCTCAATGCCAACACTACCAGAATGGCAAGTGTTCAATTGTCGATATGGCACCAGTAAACTTAAAACGAAAGGACAATTCAGCTCATGTGTGCTGCCCCGGTGGGTAACCAGTTCTGGAAAGCAAGATCATCACATGGGCGTAAGCCAATCTTTGCATCCCCTGAAGCACTCTGGAATGCCTGCACAGAGTATTTTGAATGGGTTGAAAATAACCCACTTAAAGTTGAAAGACTTTTTGCATACCAAGGCGAGATCACAACCCATAACGAAAAAAGATTAAGAGCCATGACAATAGGGGGGCTTTGCCTATTCCTGGATATAGGCAAAATTACATGGTATAAGTACCGTGAAAAAAAAGGTTTTGCTTCCATCTGCACGCAAGTGGAAGAGGTTATCCGGGAACAGAAGTTTACTGGCGCTGCAGCAGAGTTGCTCAATCCAGCAATTATTGCGCGGGATCTTGGGCTGGCCGACAAGCAGGAACATAAGGTTACAGGGCCCTTGAGATTGATCTCAACAGACATGACGGCGCAAGAAGCGGCCGAAGCATATGCAGATACCCTCAACAACGAATAGCTGGCCAATTAATTATGTGGGCGTGCTGGCTTGGCGTCAGCACCAGGTTATGGAAATGCGTATTAAACCAAAATTAACAATAGGCGCTTTTGAGTATTACCGAACGCGCCCTGTTGATTTCATCAATCATTGGTGCGATACGTACGACCCGCGCAACGCAGGAACAGGAAATCAGACCAGAATGCCATTTATTCTGTTTGAAAAACAACAAGAGCTTGTTCGGTTTTTGCTGGCTTGCATAAAGGCTCCTGCACCAGGATTAATTGAAAAGTCAAGAGACATGGGCGCAACGTGGATCTGCTGCGCTTTTTCAGTTTGGCTATGGCTGTTTTGGCCCGGCGCATCAGTTGGATGGGGTTCAAGAAAAGAATCCTTGCTTGATAAGCTAGGAGATCCCGACAGCATATTTGAAAAAATCCGTATGCTAATTGACGGTTTACCGAAAATGTTCCTTCCTCATGAGTTCAATCCAAAGCTACACGCAACATTTATGAGGGTCATTAATCCACAGAATGGATCAACGATAACAGGAGAGGGCGGAGACAATATTGGCAGGGGCGGCAGGAAGCTGATTTACTTCAAGGATGAATCAGCTCACTATGAGAGACCAGAAAAGATTGAAGCCGCTCTGGCAGACAACACGCGAGTGCCCATTGATCTGTCATCGGTAAATGGCCTAGGTAATGTTTTTCATCGTAAGCGTGAGTCGGGAGCAATCTACCAAAACAAGATTATTCCAGGAAAAGTTCAGGTATTCATCATGGATTGGCGTGACCATCCGGCAAAAAATCAAGCCTGGTACGATGAGCGTAAGAACCGAGCGCAATTAGAGGGCCTTCAGCATATATTTGCTCAAGAGGTTGATAGGGATTACGCTTCATCTGTTGAGGGATTATTAATTCAGCAAGACTGGGTGAGAGCCGCTATTGATGCCCACAAAAAACTCAAGCTTGATGATGGCGGAATGTGGTGCGCTGGTCTTGATGTAGCCGATTCAGGAGGCGATACAAATGCGCTGGCCAAAAGACAGGGAATCATATTACGAGATGTTGAGGAATGGGGAGCCAGGGATCCAGCAGTTACAGCACGCCGGGCTATTTCAGAGATCACGCGACTGGGACATATTGCGCTTCAGTATGACTGTATCGGCGTCGGCGTTAGCGTTAAAAGTGAGGTCAATAATCTCAACGACACGAATAGCATACCTGCCGGGATTAAAATGGTTCCATGGGATGCAGGCTCAAAAGTCTTAAACCCTGAAAAGCGTGTCATTCCTGGTGACAAGGAAAGCCCACTGAACAAGGATTTTTATACCAACCTGAAAGCGCAAGGCTGGTGGGAGTTACGAAACAGATTTTATAGGACATGGAGGGCAGTTAATGAAGGAGCAATTTATGAGGCCGACAGCCTGATTAGTATTGATTCAAATATTGCACTTTTATACCAATTGGAAAAAGAGCTTTGTCAGATTACGGCTGGTCGCGGAGCACGGCTGAAGCTAATGATTGACAAGACACCGGAAGGAACGAAATCACCTAATCTGGCTGATGCCGTAATGATGTGTTATTGGCCGCTGAAAAGTGGCTATGACATTGAAAAGTTTATGGGCACAACATAATTTGGGATGCCGTTCATGTATACATTATCATGGGATAAATCGATGGAAGCGATTTTAAATTTAATCAAGAACGAAAAAATATCAGGCACATTACTGATTTTTGTGCTAATGGGAGCCTGGTACGCCCACGGATGGGCCAACGATGAATTCGTCAAACGTGACGACTTTGATAGACTAACCGCGATGATTACAGAACACGTGGAGGACATGCGCATTGTCACCGCGTCTCAAATTGTTAGGGACAAAGAGGTGTTGTTGCAGGTTGCGCTACATGCGGCCGACCAGGATCCAAGCAAGAAGAACGAGATTGGCCACATTGAAAGAGAAATAGATCAGGCAAAAGCCTATAGACAATGCCTGATTGAAAAGCGGCCTAATTGTAAGCACCTGAAGCCGCCGCAATGAAGTTGGGCGAGAAGCAAGAACTGTTTGCGCAGCTGTTGGCTGAACACATCCTCTGGCTTGTCGGCAAAGGCTACAAGGTTCGTCTGGGTGACGTTTACGCTCGTGAAGGGCACAAGCCGGGCAGCAACCATTACCTGAAGCTGGCAGCCGACGTCAACCTGTTCTTCGGCGGCGTGTATCTGACACAAACTGGTGACCACACGGAGTCTGGTAGAATGTGGGAATCCCGTCATGACCTATGCCGCTGGGGTGGTAACTGGGACAAGGACGACGAAACGGAAGAGGCCGGTGAAACAGATGGCAACCACTACTCACTAATGCACCACGGGAATATGTAATGAAATTCGTTTTGGTTCATGGGTTTAACGTCAGAGATGGCGGTGCGCATACGGTAGACCGACTCATTCCACTAATCAAGTTGGACGGACACACGGTTGACCCGGACGAAGGTGACTATGGCTTTTTTAATATCTGGGCCGTGCGGTTCAGGCATTCCAGGACTCGGCAACGGGTGTTGTACCGGTTGGCCAAGGCGTTCGAAACGGCAGACGTAATTATCACTCACAGCAACGGGGCCAATTTTACGACGCAGGCATTGGATATGATGGCACCAGACTTCAATAACAGCAAACTTGTCATTCATATCAGCCCGGCGCTGGACAGGGATACCCAAATCCCAATGGCGGTCCACCACCAGCTTGTTATGTACACCCCTCACGACAAGGCAGTAAGACTCTCATCCTGGCTACTATTTCATCCATGGGGGCGTATGGGCGCCAAAGGGTACAGCGGAAGCGACAATCGCAACACCAATCGGCAGGAGAATCGAGTGCATGGTCACTCGGCTTGGTTCAGCGCTGATCATATCCTCAACACGTGGTCGATTTGTAAACAATTCGTCATGGAGCACAAGGCATGAAATTGGATCCCCAAGTGAAAGAGTACCTGTTTGCCGCTATGGTGATAATTATCGCGGTCATCATGTTCGTCATGCTGCTAACCACACAGGGCTGCGCAACCACCTACGAGGTTAAATTTGGTGAGAACACTTTCAAGACGCGGACCTACCGCGAGTTCAAGAAAATTGAGGTCGAGTACAAGGATTTTCATTTGCAAGCAAGCGGCGTCACAGATGATACAGCGGAAGTTGTAATTGGGATCTCCGATGATGTAATGGAAAACCTGGCTTGGTATCTTAAGGCGCAGGCAGATCCAGCCGCGGCTTTAGAGGAGTGAAACAGGGGTCCGGGAAGTTCTTTTAACCTTTAAAGGAGTTATGAAATTATGGTAGATAAAACCACCAACGAACAGACGCCGTTGTCTGATGTGAAATTCGATGCGGAAGGTGTGGCAGCGCTTTTGCAACTATTGTCAAACATGGCAAGTCAAGCATCAGCAGGTTCAACTGCGGGTGTACTGGGTAACACAAATCAGCTTGGTGCGGGTGCTAACGCGAGTGAAGTAAGCATCCAGGCTATGGCAGATATCAACGTACCTGAAAGCATGAATGGTTATGTTGGGTTGGCACTAAACAATGCAACCTCGCATCAGGGTCGTATGATGGTTCAAGCTGAACAGATCACGCAAAACGCCATCACACTGGGTCAGCAGATTACACAGAATGCTGTTACTCAAGCCAATAGCGTTGTTACAGACTCAACGAGTCAGCGTAACAAACGTGAAGTGGATCAGGGTACTATTGCGGACTTCCTGCACTTCCAGGGTTTGCGGAATGAGTCTCTTGCCACGGATCGTCAATGGAATATTGATGAGCAAATTGCGGCGACTGAGTCATTGTATGCAGCTCTTTCCGCAGCTAATGTAGCTATTGTTAATGCTCTGGCAGCACTGGCGCCTGAAGACAAGTAGTGGCGTTTTCATCATCAGCTTGTTTTCTTGCGGATGATCCATCCCGGGCAGTCCATCCGATGCCCGGGCTATTGGAGGAGAAATGTTAAACTTTTTGTCAGTATCAATCAGTGGTGCGTTCAATTTTGGCAGGGCGCGAGTGCTATGGCATGAAGGAATTATGAAAGTTTTCAACGCAGACGGTTTTGTAATTCAGAAAAAGGCGGATAAGCCGAAGCGGCTATCGGGGCATATCAGAATGTGGCAATCCGAGACGGAAGATGGAAGCATTATATTAAAAGGTAAGTGTATGACATGTGGCGGAAGTAAATGGTGGAAAGTTTACCGCGCCTCAAGCGATGAATTATGGGAGTCCGTAGCGTGAGCACTATTTTAAAAATGGCAGATTCCTTCAAGAATTTTGTCGCTAATCTCAATACGTCGCGTGACAAGCAGTCTGGTGGTGAATATTATCTGACGAATTATACTGATCAGCAGTGGTCTGATGTTTATCGTACGTCCTGGATGGGGCGTAAGGTAGTTGATATTCCTTCCAAGGACGCAACGCGAGAATGGCGCAATTGGTTGGCTGAGGAAAATGAAATTGAGAATATTGAGACTGAAGAAAAAAGATTGCTGCTTCCCCAAAAGGTAAAGCTTGCTCTCCAGCAGAGTCGGCTATTCGGTGGCGCTGCCATTTATTTTAGTATTAAAAATGATGACCCGGAAACACCGCTTGAGCTTGAGACTATCAAGAAGGGATCTCTTGAATTTATTACCGTATTTCCGAAAGGAGTATTAACTCCAGGAGATATTGAATTGGATCCACTATTACAAGAGTATGGGCTTCCATCATGGTATGAGATAAGCGGACCAGAATCAGGGAACACAAAAATCCATAGATCCCGACTGGCGGTGTTTATAGGAAATGAAGTGCTGATCCCTCAGGAGCTGCAGGGAGTCAATCAAGGATGGGGCGATAGCGTATTGCAATCAGCATATGAATCGGTCAGGAACGCTGACTCAATCGCCTCCAATATCGCATCTCTGGTATATGAATCAAAGGTGGATATTCTACAGATCCCAGACCTAGCCGACATCATGGCAAATCCTAGACATAGGGAGATGCTGGAGCAACGAATAGTCTTGAGCGCACAACTGAAAGGCAATAACGGAATGTTCGTAATTGATGCCGAGGAAAAGTATGAACAGAAGTCTTATTCATTTGCTGGTTTGACAGATATATCATATCAAGCACTACAGGCGGTTTCTGGCGCAGCTGACATTCCCATCACTCGTTTTCTCGGCCAGTCTCCGGGTGGATTAAACAGTACAGGAGACTCTGACTTAAAAAATTATTATGACTCAGTCAATAGTATGCAAACACTAAGTATAACGCCGGCATTACATAATCTTGATGAAGCATTAATTAGATCAGTGTTTGGCGACCGCCCTAAAGATATATCA